CGTTAGTGTTATTTACACAGGTGCTAGTCGTTTAACCACAGATCAGATTGTTGCTAGACGTTTTGCAAACTCTTCTGAAGTATACCAAGTTGTAGACTCGTCTGCTTTACCTACGCAGTCGGTGTTATTTGATGCATGGGTTTACGATGAGACTAACGGGGCTGTGGTTGATATTAGCCGAGCTAAAAATGTTGCTCACAATATCAGACGTTATTACCGCACAGAAGAAATGCAACCCTACGATGACATTATTGCCAAGCAGATTCCCGGTGAAGATGCGACAGATGCTGAAGCACAGCGAGTATTGATTCGTACTAAGTATGCAACTAAGCAAACAGAGATTGATGCTTGTACTACAGTGGAACAGTTGCAAACAATTATAGATGAGTTCAGTGGTTAAAACTCCAGTAGCAATACAACCTGCATACACAATTTATTTTGAACGATTTGCAGATTTAACATGGACTCATGCTGATGTTTATAAGTGGACTCCGGCAATAAAAAAAGAATTTAAACAAGTTCATGCGCTATTGCAGATGATGCACAGTGAGCCATTATATTGTTTAACTGATAATCCTAAATTAGAGAAGTTTGTTAAGTCACTTGGATACACGTATGTACAAACACTTTCATGTGACGATGGGATAGATAGACCTATGTGGAGATTTACAAATGGGTAATCTAGTGAGTCAACAAATGACTCCAACAACAATTCAACCATTAAACCCTACTGGAATGTTTCAGAATACAGGGTTAAATAATGTGTTTCAATACTTGTTGCAAAATCGTTTAGGCATGCCTATGTATAATACAGGTGGTGGTAGTAGCCCAGTAGTTGAACCACAACAACCTTCTAATTATACAGGTTCTCAATTTGGTAGAGATTTAGGATTTGGTCTTGCGAATATGCCGTTATCGCCTTTGTCTAATTTAATTGGCGAAGCTATACTTTCAAATGAAATAGACGCTATTGACAGAAGTTTTGATAACTTACCTGAAACTCGGGGTGAGCCTACTCAAGATAGCAGTAGAGATAGTAATACAAACGACAGTGGAGTTACCGATACTGGTGAACCAACAAGCGCAAGCACAGATACAGAAGGAAGTTTTTAAATGGGTAACGTAATTGGAGGCTTGCTAGGTACTAATAAGCCTATTAATGTTGGAAGAGAAATGCAAGCAGTTGCGGGAATGTATGCTCGTCCTGCTCAGTTTGTTCCGTATTCAATTCGATCATCACTAGGGACTACGCATTATTCTCCTGAGACAGGGATTCAAACTAATTTAAGTGCGCCTTATCAAGGAATAGTTGGAACTACTGTTGGAGGTGCTCAAAATTTATTTGAGCAAGCGGCGGCGTTTGATCCATCCAGAAGAGCCGCTCAAGTATTTAGTGAGCAATCAGCTTTATTACAACCAGAATTTCAAAGGCAAGCAACTGATTTACAGTCTCGTTTGTTTGGATCTGGTAGGCTTGGTTTAAGACTTGCCGGAGAATCACAAGGATTAGGTACAGGTTCGGGAATGGTACAGCCTGACGCACTTGGTCTTGGTAGAGCACAACAGCAAACTCTTGCACAGTTAGCCGCAGGAGCACGTCAACAAGCCTTTGGAGAACAAGCTCAGCTACAACAAGCCGCAAGCGGTATGCTACAGGCAGGTATGGGTGTAGAGCAAATGGCTCAGAACTTAACTCAATTAGGTTTCCAATCAGAAGCAGAGCGAGCACGTGCCGCTTATCAAGCAGGATTAATTGGTACATCTTACTTTGATCCGCAGATGTCTGCATATAATCAAAGAGCTAAATCTCAAACAGGATTTATTGGTGGTATGTTTGGATCTATTCCGGGCTTAAGTGGATTTGCACCGAGGTAATTAGTATGGCTGAATCAATGTTTTCAAGTGTAGCCCCTACACCAGAAGAAATATTAAAGAAAAGACGTGAAGCATATCGTGCTCAATTAAAAGGTATGAGTGGTGCTGAGAAAGCAGGCGCAGGTATTGGTGCTTTGTTTAGTCGTTTCTTTCCTGATGGTGAGTTAGAACGAGCTAAAAAAATCAATACTATTTTTTCTGAAACTCAACAAGAGTTTTTAGGGGAGCCTGCCGCAGACCAAGGCGGTCAAGAAGTACAAGATACAGGTAGTGATGGAACTATTGCGCCAACTAAAACTGCAGAAATGTCAAGATATGAAAGAGATCGTTCTTTGATTATTGACTCTGCTAACATGTACGATGTACTTGCTGATCGTCTAGCATCACAAGGTTACTCACGTGAAGCAGAAGCGGCACAAAGAGATGCAGAAGCCGCCCGTATGAAAGCGTATGAGCTAGATAAAGCATACTTGTACAATGAGTACTTGAAAGCTCAGACATCTGCTAAAGGTGCAACAAAAGAAAGAGATATTCCTGCATTAGGTAAAACGCAAGAAGCTAACATCAAAGGTATTATCGAGGGCGATGATACATTAAGACAGCTTGTTGGTAACTACAGTATTGCTGAGACAATTGGACGTTTCGGTGCTGAGTTGGGATCAATTGTAGGTTTAACTGAATCTCCTCAAGATGCGCCAATGACAGAAGATCAATTAATATCTTTGATTCATGCATATTCACAGAAGAATAATGTCTCTACATTTGAGGCGGCTGAAATTATTAAAGGACAATTGCTTGGATCACAAGGAGGAGTCTCGCAACCAACAGCACCTCCGGTAACAGAACCTGCGCAACCAACAGCACCTATTCAACCTCAAGCAACATCAATTAGCTTACAGCCGGGAGAGGTTGTTGTTGATCAAACATGGTTGCAGAATCATCCAGTAATCGCACAAGCATATCCAGACTTACAACCGGGACAGATTATCAATCTGAGAACACGCGAAATTCGGAATCCTTAACATGGCAGAAGTTGGTCGAATCACTGGTACAACACCAGAAGGTTTGGTTGAAGTAACTCTTGCTCAGCCTATTGTTGGGCAGGGTGGTACTTCTATTAAGAAGCTAAACATTACACAAGATCAGCTAGCCAGTTTGGATGTGGTTGATAATTCTATTGTAGGAAATCTAGGAGATCCTACACAATTCTCTAGTCAGTTGCCTGAAGCTGATATTACAGTTGAATATGATCCTATTGCTCAAGCATTCCAAGACGCAGAGAATGAGATCCTAGCTACACGTATGCAACAAGATAACGATGATGAGTATAAGACATCTATCTGGGAACGGTTAGCGTATGGGTTCGATAAAGGCACAAGTGACTTAGAGAATGCAGGGTTATTACTAGAAGCAATGCATCCAGTGCTGACGCTTTCTAATAAAATTAAAGACCCTGAATACATGGCAATGGACTTTGATCAACGCCGTCAGTTATTACTACAGGAACGTGAGCAACAGATTGCGGCAGAGAATGCAGCGGTTATCAATGCAGGTGAAACTGGTTCTGTAGCACAAACTGTTGGTGAGTTTATTGGTATGGCCTCCTCACCTACTACATTGATTCCTGCTGTACGTATTTTAAAATCTGCATACTTAGGTCTTGCAGGACTTGGTGCTGTTCTTGGTGCAGAGTATGAGACATTAAATCAGTTAGCAAATACTGGTGAAGTAGACGCTAAAGAAGTTGGTAAGGTTGCGGCCCTTAGTGCAGTCGCCACTCCTGCGTTAGCTGTTACATTAAAAGGTGTAGCCAAAGGAGTACGTAAAGTATTACCACAACGTACCTCTCCTGAAGTTCAACAAGCTAACATTCAAGTCGATGCAATTAATGAATCTCTTGCACGTGCTCAGATGCAAGGTGTCCCTAAAGAAGAGATACCTCAGTTTATACGTGATGATTTAAATCTTGTTGAGGGTGACATTTTACGCATTGCTCAAACCGCTGAGCGTCAGATTAAACCACCAACACCTGAAGAAGCTAAGCTGATTGTTGAGGCACGTGATGTAATCAACGATCCAGTAACTGCCCGTGTTAAATATCCTTGGTGGGATAAGGGACTCAGTAATATTTCATATGATATTATGAGAGTAAACCCTACGCTTGGTTTAAAGCTACGTGACCTTGAGCGTAAAGTGCATAAAGAATCAAGTGAGTATCTCTCCCGCCTTGAGCCGTGGTTTGAACAACTAAGTAAATTACCAAAGACGGTAGCTAATGATCTTAATCTTGCATTACGTCTAGGTGATATGGATCGTGTATCAAACATCTTAGCTAAGCACAGTGATATGCCACTGATACTACGCAACAGAGCTACTGATGTATTGTCAGATATCTATAAACGTCTTAAAGGCGCAGGATATAACGTAGGTAAAATTGAGAATTATTATCCTGCCAAAGTAAAAGACTTAGAAGGGCTGAGATTATCTCTGACGGGCAAGCAACAAGGAATGATACAGAATGCGATTGCAAAACGAGCGGCGCAACTAAAGGTCAGTCCAAATAATGTACCAGAAGAAGATGTAGCTACAATCATTAATGCTATTGCATCTGGCAGAACTAAGTTTGATTTTAGTGGTACATCATTCTCGTTTACAAAAGGCCGTCAAGAAGCATTAGATACATTCTTAACTCCAGATCAAATGAAGTACTACGCTGATCCTATAGAATCGTTACATGATTATGTACGTCAAGCTGTGTCTAATATTAACAAGCGTGAGTTCTTTGGCACAGCGGCTAAGAACAAGAGTGCTACTGATATTGATCTTAAAGATTCTATTGGTAACTTAATCAACCAAGAGATTCAGGCAGGACGTTTAACAGCCGGACAAGCAGATAAAGTATCACAAATACTGCAGGTACGTTTCAACAATGGTGAAGTAATGCCTGCGTCTTTTATCCAACAGATGCGTAACTTAGGCTACATTGGTACACTTGCTGACGTTGTATCTGCAGGTAAGCAGTTAGCTGATTTGGGTGTCAGTGGTTGGATGAATGGATTTAGTCATACCCTTGCATCCATGTTTGGTAAGAAGCAACTATCTGCCGCTGACTTTGGATTGATAGATAAAGTAGCACAAGAGTATGCCACTGCTGAGAAGTTTGCAGGAGCCTTGACTCAATGGTTTAAGTATTCAGGCTTCAGCCGTATTGATCAGTTTGGTAAAGATGTCTTTGTCAATGCGGCACTACGACAAGCGCAATCTATGGCAAAGTCTGTCAAAGGTACAGCTAAATTTAAAGATCGTTGGGGTGCAACCTTTGGCGATGAAACTGATCAATTGATTAATGACTTACGTACAGGGACAATCTCTGACAATGTTAAGCTGTACGTGTGGAATAAACTATCTGATGCTCAACCAATCTCTTTGTCTGAAATGCCTTATGCATACTTAGCGGTTCCTAATGGGCGTATCTTCTATCAGATGAAATCATTCTCAATTAAGCAGTTGACTAACGTGCGTAATGAAGCAAGACAAGATTTTGAAAAAGGAAGATACCTTTCTGGGATGCGTAAAGCAACTGGATTGATTGTAACTCTTGGTGTTGCAGGTGCCACAACTGATGAGATTATTGACTTTACATTAAATCAAAATGCATCAGTAGATGATATCCCAGATGGTGTAGTTGAGAACTTGCTTGGTATGGTAGGTATGTCTAAGTATGTACGTGACAGTATGACTTCTCGTGGCCCTATTGAGGCCGCTATAAACAACCTGACCCCTCCTATTGCAGGTGTTGTTACAAGTGCATACTACGATGTTCAGAACTTACTTGATGGTACTCTTGATGAAGATGGCATCCGTAGCTTAAGAACTTTACCAATTGTAGGTCAGACTCTATACAACTACTTTGGTGGTGGGTTAGAGCGAGCTAAAGAAAAAGAGTGGGAAGAGCGGTTCGATTAAAAAAGCCCCCTTGCGGGGGCAATCCACTGGAGGGTGGTTCAGTCGTCAGCAAGTCCGTAGACAGTGCCAACCATAATCTTTAAAAATGGTATGTTGAATATATAACCATCAAAGAAATAAATTGTAGCGTCCTCTTCTGATTCTCCACGATGCCGTCCATATACAGGCTGTGCTTCTACAGACTCAACAGATAATCCGAAGACGTGCCACCAACTAAATTGTACTACCATCCCCAATCATCTCCTTCCAAGCCGTGTGCGTTGTAGTCAGTTACGCGCTTCTCAAAGAAGTTACTCATTGAACTTCCACCTAGTATCTCCTCCATCCACGGGAGAGGATTCTCCTTAACCTTCCAGTTCGTCTTGAGACCAAGTTGGAGTAAACGTCTGTCTGCGAGGTAGCGAATGTACTGCTTGACATCTGCCGCCGACAAACCTTCCAAGTCACCCATCTCATACGCAAGATCAATAACCTTGTCTTCAAGTTTGACTGCAGTTCTAAACATCTCGTAGATATCTTTCTTGAAATCGTCATTAACAATGCGTGGATGTTCTTCACAATATTCCCTGAATAGTTTAGCCATACCTTCTGCGTGTTGTGACTCATCACGTACTGACCACTCAACAACAGTACACATACCCGGCATCTTACCGTAGCGTTGGTAGTTAAGTAGCATCGCAAATGCTGAGAACAAACTCATACCTTCATTCAATACTGAACGTGCAATAGCAAGGGCTGTACCGCTAATAGAATGTACGTCAATATCGGACATGAACTCCAGTTTTGCAGACATTTGCTGATACTCTAAGAACGTAGTGAACTCCTCTTCAGGTAGTCCTAGTGTATCGTTGAGTAATGCATAAGCACGTTGATGAATAAACTCACGGCTTGCGAACGCTGTCAACATCGCACGTATCTCATTGTTCTTAAACTTAGGGATGTAATACTCTAGGTAGTTCGTACCAACAGCAACATCAGTCTGTGTGAACAATCTCAGAATCTGTGTGATGTGATTCTTCTCTGCTTTAGATAGCTTATCAGACTTCCAATGATTCACATCTGTCTGTAACTCTAACTCATCCTCAATCCAGTGGATACGCTCATGCTGTGTAGCGTACTCAACAGCCCAAGGGTATCTAAATGGTTTATAACTTTTGCTCTGTTCCTGCAAGCTCATATAATTGTTTCTCCAGTGTGTCCACTTTATTGGACAAGTCTATGATTGTTTCGTATACGTCATTTAATAATTGTTTGTTGAAAGGGTCTATGTCTTTGACCAGTTCAATTCTTTCGAGTATCTTGTTGTTCACGTACCTTAATCTCCAGTTCAAGTCCGATGACTTTGGCGTGTTGCTTACGTGCTTTCTCCCAGTTCCTGTTGCACGATGCTTTGAGTAATTTCAGCCACGCCTTCTTCAGTCTCAGGTCTAAGCTCATATCCGTTCTCCTTCTCTATTGCCATCTGTAACAAACGTGTGAGACCTACTTCAACCAACAGACGTGTAGCTTCTAAATCTGTCACGATCTCTAAGTTTGCAGAACCATCTTCATTCTCTTCCAAGCGTTTCACTTGGATAATTCCTGTTTCCATATTCTCTCCTTTGCATAAGATAATTACATTTTATGTAATGTACTCACACTTTTATGCGAATGCTATCCCTGACAACTTACGCAGACATCATCATCCTCAAAGTCCTTGAGAGCATTGCGATCTACTTTAGTCCCAACCTTCTCCGCTGTAACACCTGCAGTCGTTCGTAAATAATATAGTCCTTTAAGCCCTTCTTTCCACGCCTTGAGGTGTACCTGATTGACAATAGCCTTGTCAGTACCCGATGGGAAGAAGACGTTAACACTCTGCCCCTGACATATAAACTCTTGTCTTTTGGCGGAGTGTTCGACAACCCACCCCTGATCGAGTTCAAATGCTGTCTTAAATGTGGCCTTCTCGTCGTCGGATAGGAACTCCAAGTGCTGTACAGAGCCTTCATTCTCAAGAATACTTTGCCATACCTTCTTAGTGTTCTGTCCTTTTTCATCTAACAGTTTCTCCAAGTATGGATTACGTACCGTGTGAGAGCCTGCTCGCGTCCGATGCACAAAGCAATTAGATATGCGAGGCTCAATAGAGGCAGAGCAACCGCATAAGATGCTACTGTTAGCGTTAGGAGCGATAGCCAGTAGATGCATATTACGGACACCTGTACCCCTACCGTCAGGACATTCACCACGCTCGATAGCCAACTGGTATGTTGAGTACTCTGCCTGCTGTTTAATGTCGTTGAACATCTTGTAGTTTTCACTTGCGGCCTGCCATGATTCCCAAGCTATTCCTTTGGACTGGAGGTAGCCGTGGAAGCCCATTGCTCCGAGACCAACTGAGCGTTCTCTGTAAGCTGAGTAAACAGCTTTTGACAATTGTTCTGGTGCGTTGTCAATAAAGAATTGAAGCACGTTGTCCAAGAATCTGATAAGGTCTCCAACCATACCGCTTGATTTCCAGTCATCATATCGTTCGAGGTTGACTGAGGAGAGGCAACAGACTGCTGTGCGCTCTTCATTTGTTGCGAGATGGATTTCATTGCAGAGGTTGCTACCCATAATTGTGAGTCCAAGCCGTCTTTGAGCTTCTGGTAAACCTCTTCTGGCTGTGTCGATAAAGTTAAGGTAAGGACTGCCAGTTCTGAAGCGAGCTTCAAGTATTCGTTGCCAAAGTTTACGAGCTTCGACTGTATCTCTGACAATTCCTGTATTTGGGTCTGTGAGATTCCATTGTTCATCATTGATTACCGCCTCCATAAATGCGTCACTGATGTTTACTGCATTAAATAAATTAAAACATTTGCGATTGATGTCACCACCAGTCGGTACTTTAAAAGAAACAAACTCCTCTATGTCAGGATGGCTTACGTCTAGGTACGCCGCGTAACTTCCTTTCCTTGTCTTCCCCTGTTTGTACGCAGTCATCTGACTGTCCACTACTTTCATGAATGGTATCGGCCCCGGTGCTTTGTCTGAGATCCCTCTCACGTCTGACCAGTGCCCACCCACACCTCCGCCCTTTACGGAAAGCCATGCTACTTCACCATTATGTTCAATAAGAGAATCAAGATTGTCGCCCACGTAAGTAAGGAAACAACTAATAGGCAACCCACTAATCTTTCTATTCGGTTCTGGGGCATTACTGAGTACAGGTGACGCAAACATAAACCAACCTTTTGAGGCATAGTCGTAGATGCGTTGTGCCAGATCCAGATCCCCATAGCAGTAGGCCACTGCCGCACGAGCGAAAGCCTGCTGAGGAGACTCTTCGTGGTCAAGCATATAGTAATCACGCATAAGCGTAACTGCTTGATCACTGAGGCGACTGTCTCTTTCATAATCAATCGTTATCCCAAGGTGTTGAGTCATCGAAATCATTCTCCAGTGTATCTTGTTTTTCTTCAATGCGATCAGCGAACCGATCTACCAAGTCTTCTGAGGTAATCTCTAATGTTTCCATCAGAGTTACCTCATCCAACTGCTTGAGTTTGTCTTTAATTTCTTCAAGCGTGAACATTTATTTTACCATACTTCAATCAGTTTGTCAAGGTAATGTTTGCACTTTTGTAAGTCTAACACCCCGCCTTTCTCTTGAAACCTAGCGATGTATTTGATTACATTACCTATTAGGAATCCTTTGAATTGCTCCTCAGTCATCCACCCGCCTTCCATAGCGTCCCAAGGTTGTACTTTCTTCTCAGTGTAGTGTTTACCACCATGTTGGTATTCACGTGCCATCTCATTTAAATCAGGCATAACGCTCCCTCAAGTAGTTGATTGATACTGGCATCTCATCGAATGTACCGTCCTGTACCTCATGTAACATCCAGATACCAGACCATGAGCCATTCGTTTGCGGGTTTAAATACTCCTCATCGTGTTGATAATAAATACCTGCGAACAATCCAGTGATACGCTTACCATCAGCACGTCTAGCGTATGAGATACTACGATCTTGTACGTGTCCCATCACACATGACATATGTTGTTTGTTGATCAATGCATTAGAAGAACTTACTGGTCTTCCCATAACACCGCTAACAAAATAATGGCTGTAACAGACACCATCAATAACCACAGGTTGTAAGAAATCATAGACCTCCCATCCCATCTCCTTCAAGTATAGATCATCGAATGACATGAGACCCTCTAGTTTAGGATCAGCGTTGATTGCACGAGCAATGCGATACTCATGATTACCCAACGTAAAAACTAAACGAGGGTTCCACATCTTGTGCTTGTTGCGAGCAAGACGCTTCTGCTCTTTCTCAATAGGAGCCATGAACTCCTGCATTGCCTCGATTCCTGCATTGATATCATTGATGTAACGTCTACCTTCAAACGACTTCTTACCAACATCATATGTTGACAATGATGGCATATCAAAGTGATCACCAATATGTATGATTACATCAGGCTTCTTCTCTACGGCATATTCTCCTGCCCATCGCATGTGATCCACTGGATTACCCGGCTTCACTTGCGTGTCAGGTATGACCATATGTTTAGTCATGACTAAGGTTCCTTAACAATTCAAAGAAATGCTCTGCATCCATTACTGCGAGAGGCTTTCTTCTGTTTTCTTTAACGATGACAAGTGGCTGTGCATCGCCTCGATTGTTGCACTGGTCAATATAACGATAGACTCCAACTCTCGCAAGGCTCTTGCATTCGACATCATACGCGAAAGACTTACGAGCCAGAGGGCTGAGTTGAAGATCACTGCCGCTAACACCCATGCTTGTACTTCTGACATCATCCTCCTCCAAGTGGGGATAGATTTCCAATACCCGATCACGTGTCCACTGTTGTAGTTTACGCCCTTTAGCTTTAGCTGATTGCGTCTTCATCTGGTGGACTCCATATCTCATTGGGTTTACGTTGTAAGTACAATAAGATTCCATTCTCTATCGCACGTTCTCTACTACCTAACTCTTCAACACATACATCAAACATCTCCTGTTCACTCAGTCCACTGAGTAATTTGTATGCCTTCTTTGGGCCAATACCTTTTACACCAATGATGTTATCAATACGGTCACCAACAAGAAACTGCATGTAAAAGTTAAGCAGTCCCTCATCAGCTTCAATGTAATACTTCTCCTTCTTTACAAAGTTGTAGTGCCATCCTTGAACCTGATCAAAGTCTTTGTCAAGGGATACAATGATACTATCGTCACCAAGTGTAGTACAATCAGTGGCAATAGCATCATCGGCTTCAATCCCTTCATACTCAGCACCGTGCCAACCAGTGATCAGATACTCACGCAACAATGCATGATGTGTAGGCTTCTCACCTTTACGGTTACCTTTGTATGGAGCGGTGACCGCATACTCATTTCTGTAGTTTGTACTGCCCGTGAGATACGTTCTCCATTCCGAACAATCCAAATCGAACATGAGCATGTCTTCCAAGAATGAGGCCATCGTCCTGATAGCCACACTCTCAGACTCCTCTTGTGTTGCAAACCCAATGCGGTAGCAGAGGATGTCACCGTCAATTAAAGCAATCACAGAGTCTCTTCTTCCTCTACAGGCTCTGGTGTATATGCATTAAGATCAGTCACTACCATTTTAGAAATACCAAGAGACATTCCTGATGTACCAGTAGGTGACTTCCATGAGTAAGGCTTCACCATTAGGTTAGCACGACTACCGTTACCCACTTTGATCTCACGAGAGATAATCTCACCGTTCTTATCATATGGTGTGATCTCATAGTTGGTTGACTTACAGGTAATAAAGAAACCTTTCTCTGGCTTATCCGAATCTTGGCGTACTTTACAACCAGTCTTCTCGATAGCTTCTACCTGATCACCAGTGAGGTTGACAAGATCGACTTGGTATTTATTGCTGAGCTTGTTACGCTCGTACAAGAAAGGCCACATCAACTCTACGTCTTCAAGTTTAAATACTTCTGACATTTACTTTTCTCCTAAGGAAGTAAGTGAACATATATTATAACACACAATATCAATGCGTGTCAAACCATGTTTTACCGATTTTACTTTCGGCATCTACGGGGCAACGAAACCCCAAGTTAATCCCTGCTTGTTTAGCAGAGGCTACCATGATCTCCGCAACGTCTTCGCCATAGCGTTCCGCTGTTTCAATCTGGATTTCATCATGGACAAACGCAACCTGCTTAACAGGGATGTCTCTATCTCTGAAGGTTTTGTGCGCTTGGATGCACCATTCTTTTGCGATAATAGCACCGCACCCTTGAAGCAAAGAGTTGAGGGCGGCATGCTCAGACCTGACCAGTATTCTTCTACCGTCCAAGCCCGGCACATACCCTTGACACGCCACTTCCGAAACTTTATCCATAAGTTTCCTGAGCTTAGGGGTGTTGCGATAAAAGTTATTGAGAGTCTTCTGTGCTTGCCTTTGATCTGTATCCAATATCGTAGCGAGCTTTCCGATACCGCATCCATATAACAATGCGTAAACCATTGTCTTTGCAGTTGGTCTGTCGATACCTGCGGCATCAGCATTCTTCTGATGGATGTCCCCATTCAATAACTCCTCAGTCCACTCAGGATCTTTCATGTAGTGTGCGAGACAGCGTAGCTCGATCCCACTGAGGTCTGTCCCGACTAATACATTACCATCATCAACAGTCCACAACGCACGGGACTCCTTACCATACTCACTGTTGACACTAGGTATCTGTCCCATGTTGGGACTCATATGTGTCATACGTCCAGTCACAGCACCATTAGTGATGACCCTGCCGTGTACCCTACCGTCATCCTTGACGTTATCAATCCATGAATCAAGTAGACCGACACGCTTCTGTATCATCAGGTATTCAGCAATCAGTTGTGCTTCAGGTAAGTCAATTGCCTTGAGTGTACCCTCATCAACTATGATACTGCCTTTCTCAGTCTTCTTAGTAAACTTAACGCCACGCTCCTGAAGACGCTCTGCGATTTGCTTGCGTGAACCCACATTGAATACGGTAACCCTGTCCTTGAGTTGCTTGCCTGTCTTCTCTGACCAACGCTCTTCCACAATCGGAGGAAATATATTTTGTAAGTGGTCAGCGATAAAAGACATGCGATCTTTAAGCGTAGCCAACAAAGAGATAGCTTCTTTCTCGTTGAGTTTAAAACCATTGTCTTCTTGCCTCTTCATAATGAAAGCAATCTTGTGTTCAAGATCCAAACTATAGCCAAATTCTGATAACTCTTTTGATAGTTTGTTATATAAAAGAGATGTTACATACACATCTTGCATGCAGTACTCTGCCATCTCTTCTGTATAACCACCATCAAAGTCGGTGAAGTCATCTTTAAAATTACCGAGACGTTCACCCCAAGCACGTAAGCTATGCCCACCCTCCAGTTGTGGATTCAACAGCCTAGACATGACCAATGTATCACGCACTTTGTTTAAAGGAATCTTGATGTTCCACAAACGTGATAACAAAGGCCCGTCAAATCCAATGATGTTATGCCCAACAATCACATCAGCGTCTCGTATCTGACGTTCAAGCTCACCACTTTTTGTATGCGTAAACACAGTGGACGTATTGAAGTGATCGTTAATTCTAGTGGCACAACACCATATCGTATCGTGTGCTAGGTTGGTCTCAATGTCGAGTACCAATACCTTCATTCATCCTCCTCATCCTCTAACTCAGACTCGTGCATAATCCTGAGATTGAGGTACTGTCCAAGTCCATCCTCAAACATTACCCACTGTTCACACTGTCTGTATGTCCCCATAAAGTGAGCATCACTAATGTATACACCATCACAAGCATACTCATCACCAATGACTAACCACTTCCTACTTTTTAAACTTGGGCTACAAGTCATCATCGTTCACCTCAGTCATTCTACCTGTGTCACGTGAATAAAGCAAGCTACAGGCAGGCCCAGTCGTACCACTGAATCTGTTCTTCAGTACACGCACACGAGTCGTGTTACGCTCATTCACATCCTCAGCCTGACCGTTACGCTCAAGGCCAATCACCATATCGGATAGCTGTGCGATCGAGCCAGACCCACGTAGCTGTGCTAGTGACGTAGCCGCACCTTCCTCATGCCCTTTAGATTCAGGACGCTTGAGATGTGACACCACAATCAGAGCGATACCAGTCTCCTGCACTAACATACGTAGCTTGGTCATGATCTCGTCAATGGCTTTACGCTCATCACCAGAAGCCTGCGCGGACACGACAATTGATATGTGATCGAGGAATATATACTGGCAACCCAACCCTTTCGACAGATACCTGACTCGATTGATGATGTTGTCCACTGATGTGGAACCAAAGTGATCGAACAGATATATCCTGTCAGTACCAAGCGTAGCATTGAACGCATCCATCTTCTCCTGTGAAGTTGACTCAGAGTCTGGTAGATGTAGTGGTTTATTAGCCGCCAGTGACATCAAGGATAGACCAGTCTTACGCACAGACTCCTCCAAGAACATGAGACCCATACAGTCTTCAGTCTTATTGAGTACATGCCACACAATCTCACGCACAAACTGAGACTTACCAAGCCCAGAACCTGCAGTGATCGTCACCAACTCACCTTTTCGGATACCATATGTCAACCCATTCAGTCCCGCAAAAGGATAGTCACAATCAGATGGTGCAATCGGACGCATCACCTCTTGTAGTAAAGAACTACCGACAACAATCCCATCAGGGACATGCTGTTCAGAAGCCCACCACTTGTCAGAAAACTCCTTGGTCTTCTTCTGTTGGAGGTAATCACACGCATCCTTCATACCATCAAGGTGTTTGAATACCTTAGCCTTTGCACCGAATAACTCAGCAATCTGAGATGCCGCCTTCTGTCCCGGATCATCCGCATCAAAGCAGATCACCACATTATCAAAAGAATCAAGCCATTCGTATTGCTTCTGAATATCCTTGACTGCTGATGCCGCACCGTTGCGGATAGATACCACTGGATACTTAGACCCAAGCATCTGATATGCCGCCATCGCATCGAACTCACCCTCTACAACGGTGACAAACTTACCTCCCTTACTGAACAGATTCTGCCCATAGAGTCCTGCACTAGACCAGTCTCCTGCAATGCGGAAGTCCTTGTCTGGTGTGCGTGTCTTAGTTGCCACGATGTCACCCGATGGAGTGGTGTAATTGAAGTGGTAGTTCTGACCTTCCTTGGCACACTTGTATACCTTGGCTGTGTCACTACTGATCCCACGCTCAATGATAGTCACATAATTTTCATGGGTAACTGACAGTTGTTTTGCTTCCACGTGTACCTCCCTATGGGTGTGTGGTAGATCGTCGCTCTCAGGCGGTGTACGTGCCTCACAGACAAAGCAATGTGTCCACCCATCGTCATTGATAGATAGACCATCACTCGATCCGCAGTCACTGCATGGTTGATGCGTCTTTACAAATGGCAAGCTCATTCTCCTTGTAAATTTCTGCAAACAAACCAAGAGCATAACACGCAACAGGATCGCCTGTATAGTCACGCATACTCAGGAGTACACGCAACAGTCCATACTTATGGATCATTTGTGTTGTGCCAATGAGACACTCATGTTCAATCATCTCTTGCATTATCTCGTCAAAGTTCACAACGTCATCTTGCAAGAGATCATCTTCATATTTAGTCATAACTAAACTCCTTAGTTTACTAAATAGATATTATTAATATTAATAATAAACAACATAGAAAATATTTTACCATACATCTTCATCAGAGTCAAGCTCCTCGTCAATCGACATCAGATCAGTTCGCTCGATTGCTTTCACATCGGCTCTGATAGAATTGTAACACTCGTTACACAAGTCTAAATAGTCCTCGTAAGTTGCTGATTTTCTTGTACTTTCAAAATCAGTTAATAGTTTATCACAGGCTTGACATCGCATTGTTTACCCCACGGTTTTGTAATCATCCAGTGACAACAGGGTATCACACCATGCCATGCCCTGTCAAAGTTTTTACGTGGAGGGATGCGACCACCTTCTCGTCGCTCAAGTCCGTACTTTTTGCGGTAACGGCACGCAAATTGTCTGATTGAGTTGAGCGAACCACCCAACTTCTCAGATATTTCAGCGGCAGTGTGACCGTTATTCCACATGTCAACAAATATTTGCATTTGTTCCGGTGTATACTTCGCTTTCATTCTTCATACTCCCTCTGCATAAGATACAACTCACCAATGACATGCTCAGCCAACGCAAGACGACCACGTTGCCACTCAATGTGCTGATTCTGCGCACCTAATCGAGTACTGATTGCCTCAACAATCCCCTCATGATCAGCATCTTCAAAACCATCCGCATAGATGTCGTCAAGAAACTCAATCATCTCTTCTGTTGTGTAAAACTTCTTCATGAATAATCTACCTCTTTCATTGTGAATGGAGGGCCATCACGCTCAACATCGCACCATATTGCCCCACCGTTTTGAGCCATCTGCTCAACTTCTTGTATCAGTTGGTTCTCTTTTGATGGTGTCATCAAGTTCCAACTCTCTAGCTCGAGATCTTCCAAGTGCCAGTAGTCAGGCATGTCTGGATAGTTCTTCTCACACTTCCACGTTGCGCAGAATAAGAACTCATTCTCGTCTTCATCCCACCAAAAATGCGTACCATGATAGAGGCACTGATCTTTGCAACCAATCATCCTAGGTCTCCCATTACACTCACTTCATCGCGTGTCATGAACTTATAATCCATGTCCATCACATCGACATCATCAAGCCATGCATCTTGTGAGTTACCACCTGCGTCAATACCAAGGAACAGCACACGCCCTGCGTATGGATAGGGGTACACATCAGGACAATACCAGAACGCATCCTCCTCAAACAATCCCTCATCATTCACATAGATGGCATCACCGCCCTCGTCATATCCACCAGAACCAAACACATCACACTGTAAATGCTTCTGGATATCACGCCAGTCCTCAACTTCCACGTTCTTGATTGTCTCAAGATATGGATCTACTAATACACCTTTCATTACATTTCTCCCCATCCTGCGCTACGCAACCATGCATTGTCAGCGTCAGAGTCAGTTTCTCTACGCTCCCGTGTATGCTCACAAGAGTCACACAACAGAAGTTCCCCATGAATTCCAGTCGTACCACACTTAGACTCTACCTCTCGATAGTCGTATCCGCATGGTACATACTGGTACACCACATTGTCACACATTACTACGCTCCTACTAATGCTGTTAGATGAAACATACTCACATCGAACCCAGAGTTAAACTTACCACGGTTACACTGCTTGTATGTTAGTTGCTCGCACCATGAATCCCATAACTTCTCAGTGCTCCGGTTACCCTTGCAGATGTTGATGTAGTTGTCGATCTTCTTCAACTTTGTATCCACCTTGGCGGACTTGGTAAACACGATATCCTTCTCCTCCACCTTGCGGAATCGTCTGAGGTTATGTACATCTATGCATCCCACTCGACCGAACATCATCTGCATCACGAACCCTGCCTTAGCCATACCAAGACCCGGAACCATTGTCAGACGCAACATCATCATACGATCACGCTCATGCTTCTTACGCATGTCACCCCAGTCACCACGCCACATATCCATGAGGTCATTGTATAAGTCCTCACGATTCTCAAGCAGGTACTCAAGTGTCTGCTTTTTCAAACCCCACACATACTTGGATGCGAGACCGTACCGCCTGTAATCAGCCATCTGATTCGCCATTGTGTGAAAGGGTGTCTTAATACTCAACACCACGAACATGATGCCATCTTGCATGTGATGTGCAGACTTCTGCATGTATGCGTTGATGACAGGATTTACTTCACGAAAGCTCATTAGTTTATCTCCTCAATTTCAGCTAATCGTTCTTGACATCTGCGAGCGCGTAACTGATACCACTCAGAACCGCCCATCATACTGAACAATTCATATGCCGTACCGTAGTTACTACGAGCCAACGACATATACCCACCTTCAAAGTCATCATTCGCTTCACTGAAGAAAGACTCAGCAATGAATGACACTTGACTCTCACGCAGATCCTTAAGATCAAACAACTTGCATTCAACTTTCATAATGACTCCTTAGTCATGACTAAACATCTACTCAACTCGCCCGGTTACTCTCGGGCTTACTTACTTAGACGATTCTTGTCAGGAAAAGTTCCCTCACTCGCAATCATCGTACACAAACCCACACACCTGTATGTATACAGAGAATGGATCATTAGAAAATTCCCACGATTGGCGACCATCATCATAGATTGACAACACGAACTCGCCTATCTTGTCACCTAATCCGCAACAATACAGACGCTCCAAGGTCTGTTCCATATTCATAATGTCATCAGTGAGAACTCGCCCACCTTCCTCGTATGTGTGAACATAGACTTCAAATTTCATAGCGCATCCCTTATTACAGGTATAGATAGAAGAAGCATCCCAATGAGAGAGACACCACCACCAACGAGTATGTCTGGAATTGACACACTCAACTCGATTAATCCCATGCCTGAAACCAGAACATAGAACCCACTTAATCCGCATACCCAATTCATAATTCGCATGACTCGTTATTCCTTTTGGTTATAAAACACATAAAAAAAGGGGGCTTTCGCCCCCCTGATTAGGCCGCCTTAGGCTTGGCTATTGTGTCCAATAGTGCCAAGGCTACCGCTTCAGTGTCCCCGCCCAAGATTAGGGCTAGGGTTTCGGCCTTGGCTTTCACATCCTGCTTGGCTAAGGCCTCAATTAGTGGTTTGTAATCCACTTGGTCAGAAGATTTCTTTGTCCCTTCCTTTAGGTCAGATGACTTCTGTACTTCAGGGCTTGCGCCCTTGTTAGGTGCTGTCCCTTCCTTTGGAAACAAATCCTTCAGGTATTGGCTTAGGTTGCCGCCTTCCGCCTTTTGGATCTCATCCCCGTGTCCATCGCGGTAATGCTTCAGGACTCTTTTGGTTTGGGACTTGTACGTTGGTACGGTTGACTCTTTCACGTTGGGACATTGGTCAGATTTCCAGAAGGTTTCTAACTCTTTGAGTATGTCCTCCATTTTTTCCTCGGTTAGCTTGGCAGGTAAGGCCTTCACCATGTCCTTGAGTAATTGGACTTGGCTAGTCTCAACAGAAGCCTTGAGTTGGAAAGATTCGGCGTACAGGCGTACAGCATCATTGACTGATTTAGTCATGACTAAACTCCTAATTATCTATGTTAAAGAAAGCCCTCGAAAGGGCGAGCGGGGCAACCGCTTACAACTTAGACAAAACAGAAGGGCGGTTAGTTCCCGATATTATGTTAAATTGAATAATTTTTTTTATTCGCCTTTGATACGCCCTTACATACAAGCGCAACACTACACCATTACAGGCTTTCAAGGATTCGCCCTTGTTTTGAATCTCAACCAAGAACACTGTTTATATCGAACACTTTAGTCATGACTAAACAGATACACCCTAATCCTAAACCGATACAAAGACCTTCCTTTGGCGTGTCTCTTTAGTGGGTGCTAGTGGGTGCTACTAAGACACATATACTTTACCTGTACAGAATCTCTGTCAGACTCCCTAGCCTACCCTCCTACACCCCACCGGGAGGGGCGGCATAGCCTCGCGCGTTGTACAGATCCTTCTCAGATACAAAAAAGAGTCAATTTAGGATTATAAAAAATAATAATAAATAACTTAAAAGAATAAAGATATGTTTATATACAATTTAGTTATAAGTATATTGATTTATATAACTATAAAAGTGCACTGCGGAGTAAATCAGCACTGCTGAAACCCGCCGAAGAAGGGATTCCCTAGTATTTTTTACTTATTATGTTAAATATGCTTGACAAATTTAAAAAAGTATGCTATACTATATGTACTTAAGAGATAACGCAAGAGAAATATTATTTATAAAAGATAATTATCTCTTGCAATCGCTAGAGATAACTACATAGAGTACAGAAATGACTGAGAATACTCAACCAAAGAAACGTGGAAGACCCCCCAAAAGTCTTGTTGAGTCTAAAAAAGATGGCAACAGAGGAAAACGTGGGAGGCCTCCCGGAGATGCGGCGGCAATCAATGAGTTTAAAGCTCGTTTGTTAGCATCACCACGCTCTCAAAAGGTACTTGATAGTATTATGAGTGCCGCATTAGATGATGAGCATAAGAATCAGGCTGCAGCATGGAAGTTGTTGATGGATCGTATGTTGCCTGTAAGTTACTTTGAAAAAGATAAGAATAATACTGGAAGATCATCTGTGTCAATTACAATTACTGGCGTAGGTGGAGAGACTATTGTGACTAATGACGAGGATATAATTGATGTTACCCCCGAATCTGATTGAACAAATTAAAGAAGACCTTGTTCGTCACGAAGGGTACGTCACAGAAATCTATTTAGACTCTGAAAACCTACCTACATTTGGTATTGGTCACCTTGTTACTGAAAATGATATGGAATATACGTGGCCTGTTGGAACGCCAGTGACTGATGAGCGTATTCTCCAAGTATTTCATGATGATTGTAAGGTAGCTATAGATGATGCTGAACAACTTGTTGATGATTTGTACTGTCATCCTGATAGCGTCATCCGTGTCTTGGTTAATATGGTATTTAATCTTGGCCGTCCACGGCTATCAAAGTTCAAGAACATGCTTACGGCAGTCAACGACAAAGATTACAGCAAAGCCGCAGATGAAATGATTGATAGTAAGTGGTATCGTCAAGTCAAAACTCGTGGTGTTGAACTCGTAGAGATAATGCGTGGAGCTTAATGTTGAGTTGCTTCCTTGGCAACAAGAAGTCTTTAACGATCCAACACGATTTAAGATCATTGCGGCAGGGCGGCGTACTGGTAAGTCTCGCTTAGCCGCATGGCAATTGATTATTTACGGTTTACAAACTGAACGTGGTCATGTGTTTTATGTTGCGCCTACTCAAGGCCAGGCTCGTGACATTATGTGGACTACGTTGCTAGAGTTAGCACATCCTGTCATTAAGTCATCACACATTAACAACCTACAGATTACGTTAGTGAATGGCTGTACTATCTCACTGAAGGGTGCTGACAGACCAGAGACAATGCGAGGCGTATCCCTTAAGTTCCTTGTTATGGACGAGTATGCGGATATGAAGCCTAGCGTGTGGGAACAAATTCTACGTCCTGCACTTGCTGACCAAAAGGGTGATGCCATGTTTATTGGTACACCGATGGGACGTAACCACTTCTATGAATTGTATCATTATGCTACGTTAGGTGATGATGAGAGCTACAAAGCGTGGCACTTTACGTCATATGATAACCCACTACTAGACCCTGAAGAGATTGACACTGCAAAGAAGTCAATGTCAAGTTATGCATTCCGACAAGAATTTCTTGCATCGTTTGAAGCATCAGGTAGTGAAGTCTTTAAAGAAGACTGGGTACAGTTTGATGATGAAGAGCCTGAGATTGGTGACTACTACATCGCTGTTGACTTGGCGGGTTTTGCAGATGTTGAGTCAGCTACTAAATCTAAAAACAAAAAGCTAGACCAAACAGCGATTGCAATTGTTAAAGCAAGTGAGAATGGATGGTGGGTAGCGGATATTGTACATGGTCGATGGGATATCAAAAAAACAGCCAAGAAGATATTCGATGCTGTCGATCACTATCAACCAATAGCAGTTGGTATCGAAAAAGGGGCATTGAAGAATGCGGTACTGCCTTACCTTACCGACTTAATGAAGTCCAAACAACGGTTCTTCAGGGTGGAGGAATTGACTCACGGCAACAAGAAGAAAACTGATCGTGTTGTTTGGGCGTTGCAAGGACGATTTGAACATGGACAAATAACTCTAAACAAAGGCGACTGGAATGCAAACTTCTTAGATGAGTTATTCCAGTTTCCAAACGCCTTAGTACATGATGACTTAGTAGATGCTCTGGCATACATTGACCAGTTAGCAAAGGTGTCGTACTACTACGATTACGAAGAAGACGACTTTGAAATTTTAGACCCCGTAGCAGGATACTAATATGGACTATGATCATAATTCAACAGACCCACAATCACTGGAAGGATGGGTATCTGCTAAATGCGAACAGTGGCGTGACCACTTTGAAGCAAATTACCAAGAAAAATTTGATGAGTATTATCGCCTATGGCGTGGTATTTGGGCTGAAGAAGATTCAATGCGAGCTTCAGAACGCTCACGACTGATTTCTCCTGCACTGCAACAGGCTGTTGAATCAAGTGTTGCGGAAGTAGAAGAAGCTACGTTTGGACGTGGTAAATGGTTTGATTTAAAAGATGACCTACAAGATCCACAGAAACAAGACATTCAATTACTACGTAACCAACTTGATGAAGACCTTAAGTTTGCACAAACACGGCGTTCAATTGCTGAGTGTTTAATTAATGCCGCTGTATTTGGCACAGGTATTGGTGAAGTTATTCTTGAAGATGTCAAAGAGTTTACACCTGCAACACAGCCAATTATGGATGGGCAGATGGAAGCAGTTGGCGTAATGGAAAAAGAACGTACTATTGTTAAACTACGTCCTGTCATGCCACAGAACTTCTTGATTGACCCTGTGGCAACTTCTATTGACGAAGCACTTGGTGTGGCTATTGATGAGTTTGTGCCACTACATCAAGTAGAGCTTGCTCAGGAAGCAGGTATTTACAACGATGTTGATATTGCTGTAGCGGCTCCTGACAGCGATTTAGAGCCTGACCAAGACCTTACTATGTACATTGACGATAAAGTCCGTCTGACAAAGTACTATGGCCTTGTACCACGTGAGTTACTATACATGGCTCAGTCAGAAGAAGATGAAGATGAAATTACTGGTGAAGGTGAAGAAGAAGAATCACAGTATGTTGAAGCAATTGTAATTATTGCAAACGGCTCTACACTTCTCAAAGCAACAGAAAATCCATACATGATGCAAGATCGTCCTGTTGTGGCATTTCCATGGGATGTTGTACCGGGTCGCTTCTGGGGTCGTGGTATCTGTGAGAAAGGTTACAACGCACAGAAAGCTCTTGACACAGAACTTCGTGCACGTATTGATGCCTTGGCATTGACTGTACATCCAATGATGGCTGTGGACGCTTCTCGTCTACCTCGTGGTGCAAAACTTGAAGTACGTCCCGGTAAGGCTATTCTTACTAATGGTAATCCTGCTGAGATTCTACAGCCATTTAACTTTGGTCAATTAGATCCAACAACATTCAATCAAGCCGCATCATTACAACAAATGGTGCAGATGGCTACAGGTGCAATTGATGCCGCAGGTATTCCCGGCTCAATTAATGGTGATGCAACCGCCGCAGGTATTTCAATGTCTTTGGGTGCAATCATTAAGCGTCACAAGCGTACATTGATTAACTTCCAAGATTCATTTTTATTACCGTTTGTAACTAAAGCGGCACATCGTTACATGCAGTTTACTCCTGAGTTGTATCCTGCAAAAGATTATAAGTTTGTTCCATCAAGCTCACTAGGTATTATTGCACGTGAGTATGAAGTTACACAGTTGGTACAATTGTTGCAAACAATGTCACCAGAGTCTCCAATGTATCCAATGTTAATTGAATCTATTGTGGACAATATGAATCTTTCTAATCGTGAGCAGATTATTGAAGGATTACGCCAAGCTAATCAACCTAACCCACAACAACAACAAATTCAACAAGCCGCTGTGGAAATGGAAATGGCTCAAAAACAAGCTACGATTCAAAACATTCAAGCACAAACACAAGAAATTATGTCGCGTGTACAGCAGAATGCAGTTGAAACAGAACTTTTACCATTAGAAACATTAAATAAAATTGATGATCCAACAGAGCAAGACTTTAAACGTAGATTAGAATTAGCAAAGATCTTACTTAAAGAACGTGAGATTGACTCAAATGAAGAAATTGTACAAAACCAAATGAGGAAATAAATGGTAGTAACTAAGAAAGAGTTCCAAGAAGTCATTGACCAAATGAATGGCATCTTGACAAAACTTGACCAACGTCTTAAAGAATTAGAGAGTGCTAAAGCACCTCGTACCACAAAGAATACAAAAAGTCAAGAAACTACTTGACAAATGAATAAAATTGTGGTATAATATTTGCATTACAATTAGGGGGAAACTCATTTGAGTCCTGAAGAAAATAAATATTATGACAACTACTTTGATCTATTTGCAACAGATGGTTGGAAACAGTTTATAGAAGAAGTCAATGAAATTCTTGATAGACATCGGATAGAAGACATCAAGACTGAATCACAACTATCTTTTGTTAAAGGTGAACGTGATGCCCTGTTTAGAGTCAGACGCTTTGAAACAGGTATTAGATCAGCTTATGAAGTATTGCAAGGGCAAAATAATGCTTAAGCGGTACGATTATAAATGCACCCAATGTAACCACGTTGAAGAACACTGGACTCACAGTGACAACTTCGTAACGTGTTTAGAATGTGGTGAAACATCAGTACGGATAATCTCTCCGATCCGAACACATTTCGTTGGTCACGGTTGGCCGGATAAAGACGATAAGTGGGCTAAGGATCATGAGAGAGCCGCACGTAAATAACCTTCCATAATGGCATTTAGCCACGGAGTTTAACAATATGGCACGTTTTTTAGATGAAAGTCCCGAGTATCAACCAGTAGACGGGGAAGATTTCGTAGAGTTTGATGAAGAGCAGATTCCTACCGAGGAGCAACCTGCAGAACCTGAAGAAATTCAAGAAGCAGAAGATGATATTCCTGAAAAGTATCAGGGTAAGGACATTAAAGATATTGTCCGAATGCATCAAGAAGCTGAAAAACTTTTAGGTAAACAATCATCAGAAGTTGGCGAACTCCGCAAGTTAGTTGATGATTTCGTAAAGACACAACTAGAAGCCAATAGCCCACAAAAAGAAGAAGTCGAAGAAGAGATTGATTTCTTTGATGATCCTAAAAAAGCAGTCGAGTTAGCAATTGCAAAGCATCCTAAAATTAAGGAAGCAGAACAATTGTCTTCTCAAATGCGACAGGCTGAAATTCTAAACAAGTTGCATACTAATCATCCAGATTTTTCTGAAATTATTCAAGATGAAAAGTTTGTAGAATGGGTTGGAAAATCAAAAGTACGAGTAGAATTGTATCAACGAGCAGATCAACAATTCGATTATGATAGTGCAGATGAACTTCTCACATTGTGGAAAGAACGTCAAGGGCTAGTAAACGAAACTGCTCAGATGCAAGAAGCTGATCGTAAACGTCAAATTAAAGCTGCATCTACAGGATCAACAAAAGGATCTGGTGAAAGACCATCTCGTAAAATCTATCGACGTGCTGATATTATTAAACTTATGCAAACAGACCCTGATAGGTATCAACAGCTAGCTCCAGAAATTAGAGTGGCTTATGCCGAGGGTCGAGTTAAATAGCCTAGGAGATATTTACAATGGCAAACTTAACCCCCGCTAGTAACAATACCGTTACTTTAGCAAACGCGGCCACGTTCATCCCAGAACTGTGGTCAGACGAAATCATTGCGGCGTACAAGCAGAACCTCGTTCTTGCTAACCTCGTAAACAAAATGCCTATGACTGGCAAGAAGGGTGACACTCTTCATATTCCTAAGCCTGTTCGTGGCTCAGCAAATGCCAAGACTGCGGCTGACACTGTAACAATTCAACAGACTGCTAACACAGAAGTGCAAGTAGTTATCGACAAGCACTACGAATACTCACGCTTGATCGAAGACATCACTGAAGTACAGGCGTTGGATTCACTCCGCCGCTTCTACACTGACGATGCAGGTTACGCTCTTGCTAAGCAAGTAGATGACGATCTGTTCGCAGAGTTGTTGAATGTATCAAACGATGCAGGTACTGCTGATGGTTCTGATGCTACACAGTCTCACTACCAGATCAACGGTGCGTCTGACGTATTGATTGACTATGATGACTCTACTGCTCTTGAAGCATTCTCTGATGCGGCTTTCCGCAACATGATTCAGAAGTTGGATGACGCTGATGTTCCTATGGACAACCGTGTTCTTATCATCCCACCTTCAATCCGAAATGCAATCATGGGCGAGAATCGTTATGTGTCTTCAGACTTCGTAAACGGTCGTGGTGTTAACAATGGTCAGATCGGTCAGCTTTACGGTGTTGACGTTTATGTTACATCTAACGCTCCAACGGTCACTGGTACTACGACTTCTGGTCGTGTTATGACTCTGATGCACAAGGACGCTTTTGTTCTTGCAGAGCAGATGGCTGTTCGTTCACAGACTCAGTACAAGCAAGAGTTCCTTGCGAACTTGTTTACTGCTGATACTCTGTACGGCACTAAAGTTCTCCGTGAAGAGAACGTACTTTCAGTAGTAGTTTAACTACTGGTCTGGGGAGTCTATTCAGGCTCCCCTATCTTATTTCTAACTGGAGAGTTCAATGGCGATTTATCGTGGTATAGGTAGCGCAAGCTCGACATCCGACAACGCAGTCGTAGATGACGTTACTACTCAGG